GAACCTGTTATCAATTAATGCAGGATTCGATTTTGCCTCCGTTCTTGCTGAAATGGACGAAGCGGGGTATGACTGTCGGTGGCAGGTGCTTAACTCAAAGGATTTCGGAGTCCCCCAGAACCGAGAGCGTGTGTTCATTGTCGCAAATCTTAGAAGCCGAGGTAGACGAGAAGTATTACCTCTCTGCGGAGAAAACGCAGCAACTCTTAACCAACTTGTAGGTGGGATGCAGGGGTATCGTGTGTACGGCACGGATGGCATTTCTGCCACCTTGGTGGGTAATGCAGGTGGCGTTGGTGCAAAGACAGGTCTTTATTTTATTGATCAGTCCAACACAGCACCCAAGATTACGGATACTGCAAGATGCCTGACCGCAAGATATACCGCAGGAATGGTCAATCATACGGCAATGAACTCTGCGGTTATGGAAGTGCATCCAGTATTGACACCGGAGCGTATGGAAAAGAGGCAGAATGGAAGACGGATGAAAGAAGATGGCGAGCCTATGTTTACGCTTACTTCGCAGGACCGTCATGGAGTTTTTGTCTGTGAAAAAGTGAATGTGGATGATGAAACCATGCTTCGTGTAAGAAACGGTACAAAGCAAGGCTACGATGAAGCCCATGTGGGTGACGGCATCTGTCTTTCTTATCCTGAAAGTCCTACCAGACGAGGCAGGGTTGGGAAGGGGTGTTCCCAGACGTTGGATTGTTCCGGTCAGATGGGAACGCTTATGAAATGTGGAAGAATCCGCAGACTGACTCCAAGAGAGTGTTTCCGTCTGCAAGGCTTCCCGGATGCTTTGTATGAGCGTGCTGCTTCGGTCAATTCGGATGCCCAGCTTTATAAACAGGCAGGGAATGCGGTAACGGCAACGGTGGCATTTGCGGTGGCAATGTCACTCCCGGAAAGTCGGGAAAATAATGAATAATTAACTTGCTATTTCCTCCATTCAGAGTGATATATGTACTACCAAAACAATGAATGGAGGGAATGCAATGAAGTTTAAAACAGTAGCAGAAAACAGAAAAGACATCGTAAAAGCAATGGAGAGCGCCTTAAATGTAAAAGCCATTTACATGGGACCACCAACCTTCGGATACGAGGTTGGAAAATTCACAATCGACAGAGACGGTTTTGTGGAATGCGAATCCGAGCAGGAAGGAGAATGGATGAGAGACATACTTGCAGGTCAGGGAATGGCTGAAGCCACAAGGGATAAGCTGAACATAGAAATGCCACTTGAAGTTTTCACGGCAGAGAGTTTGAAAAATCTGATTTTTATGATTCACAGCAAGCAGTACCTTTTAGAGAGGGCGGTGGGCAAAGCATCCTTTCAGATTTCCGAGCAGTTGGTAGAGAAATTAGCGGACGCAGAAGTAACTTTGGAGCAGATACTTTCCCTTTTGGAAGAAGAGAAGCCATTAGGTCTTGAAGTGTTAAACGGAAGGGTACGGTTTACGGGATTTCCTTTTTCGGAAGATACCGCAAAGGTTTATACGGAACTTGTATCGCAGATGGTTACGGTGGCAAAAGAGCAGAAGCGAATCAGTCCGCAGCAGACCATTGAAGAGAATGAAAAATATTATATGAGAAGCTGGCTTGTTCGGATTGGATTTGGCGGTAAAGAAGGAAAAGAAGTACGGCAGGTGTTGCTTGCCAACCTAAAAGGGCATACGGCCTTTAGAACCGAAGCGGATAGGGAAAAATGGAAAGCAAAAAATTATGGTTCTAAGAAGGGAGAATCGGCAGATGAATAAAATGGGATTTCCCACAAGGGAAGAGGTGGCAAGGGTACGGGAACAGTACCCTGTCGGATGCCGAGTGGTACTTGAGCGGATGAATGACAAACAGGCACCGCCCATTGGGACAAAAGGCACGGTTTATGGTGTTGATGATATCGCTAACGTTATGGTAAAATGGGATAACGGCAGTACGCTCCATGTTGCTTACGGAGAAGACAGGTGTAGAAGGGAAAAGGAGAATACGGAAAATGGCTAAGTGCGAATGTTGCAGTCGGGAGATGCTGACAGCAGACGGCTGCGGTGTGGGAGAAATCCACATCGGTGGAAAGGTGTATCCGAGAATTAAATGCGGAACAGAGAATGATTTGTTTGGAGAGATGGAAGAAGGGGAGCGTTGCCATGATTGTGGAGCATTGGCAGGATTCTTCCACCATTGGAATTGCGATGCAGAGAGATGTCCTGCGTGTGGAGAGCAGTTGCTTAGTTGCGATTGCGAAGATGTATATGTAGACGATATCACGGAATAAACAAATATCCGGTCATATCTTTGGTACATTTATGGTATCGATATGACTGGATATTTTTCTTATGTAGAGCGAATATGTACCTACAAAAGAAACATAGGAGGTACATACCATGAAGAAGATTGAACTTTTTGAAAGAGCCATTGAGGAGAAGGCAGCAAGCCTTGCGGATTACGGAATTAACGCCACACTTTTCTGGGCATACCGCAACAGCATTTTTGCAGAAAGGGAACTGATTGATTTTGACGAGGTCATTTGGGAAAAGGACATTGCGGAAATCACTGCCACGATGAAGGACAACGACATTACGGAATTTACGATTTCAAGCACCTTCTCAGGATTGATTGCCACCCTTGCCGAATTTGAAAAACACGGATTTAAAATGGCAGGTCTTACCAAGGTAAACGCACGATGCACGGACATTTTTACAGGCAAGAGAGAACTTGTGGATGCCATCAGAATGGAAAGAGCATAGGAGGCGGACATGGAGAAGATAACAACTATTTGCTACGGCAAGAAGGATGAATGGGAAACGAGGGAAGAGGCACTTGCCTTTTTCCTTCAAGCCATGGCCGGTTCGGAAGGCAGCGAACATGACAGATATGCAAATATTTATATTCAGTTGTGCCTTGGTATGAATGAGTGCCGTGATGAGATAGAATAAACAAAATGTACCGAGAATATTTGGTAGTAATGTAACTGGATTTCTCGGTGCTTTTGAGCGAATATGTTGCTACCAAAATGAAAAGGAGGCAACAGGATGAATGTCAAAATTGAAAAAATGGTACAGGCAGTAACGGAAGTATACTGCATGGGTGATGATGCCAACACGGAACTTCTGATGGGAGGTATTAACAGCCTTTACGAATGCGGGGCAATTACCGAGGAAGAGATGACTTGGGCGGAGCAGCAGTTGGAAGAAGTGAAAAAAGTGGAGGAAGAACAGGCAAAGGACCTTACGGGTGTGGAAGATGAAACCGTATTGTGGATTCGCCAGAATGCATCCGAAGCAAATGAACTTCTGCAAACAAGCCTTCAGCTTACAGCGGAATTCCTGCATGACTATTGGGCAGCAAGGCAGTAAATAGCGGTGTAAATTGAACAATATCCAGTCATATTCTTTGGTACATTTATAGTGCGAATATGACTGGATATATCTCTTTATAAGAGCGAATATGTACCTACCAAAAGAAAAGGAGGACATCGCAATGAGATGGAGAGAGATTACAACAATGGAAAATTTATGGGAAGACGGATGCGCAGAACAGGGTGCGGTTTTACGGTACGGAGATAAGGTTTTGGTATGCGGACTTACCTACAGAGGATTTGAAGCAGCGGTTTACGAGTTTGTTGAAACCACGGAGGAAACGGGCTACGGAGATATTGAATGCCGAATTCAGCTTTTAGAGAAAAACGAAACCGCATTTGAAGATGGAGGTCATGCAATGGCATGGTGCTTTAGCAGAATTTAAGATAAACATTTACAACGAGGATTCCTACGGGAGTCCTTTTTTGTTGCCATGAAATGGAGGTGAGGGCAGTGGCGCAGAGAGGAAGAAAACCAAAGCCAACGGCAATCAAGGTGCTTGAGGGAAATCCGGGCAAACGTAGCCTTAATACGGCAGAACCAAAGCCTGAAAAGAAAGCACCACGCTGTCCGTCATGGCTTGAGGAGGAAGCGAAAAAAGAATGGAAGCGTATGAGTAAACAGCTTGAACAACTCGGTATCCTTACGGAAATCGATATGGCAGCCTTTGCCGGATACTGTCAGGCATACGCACGTTGGAAGGAAGCAGAGGAATTTATCACACAGCATGGAACAATCGTAAAAACACCGAGTGGCTATTGGCAACAGGTACCGCAGGTATCCATTGCCCAGACCTACCTTAAGATTATGAATAAGTTTTGTGAGCAGTTTGGTCTTACCCCTTCTGCCAGAAGCAGGATTGTTTCTGATACGGGAGAGGATAAGGAAAGTGATGAAATGGAGCTTCTTCTGCTTAAGGGAGGAGGCAAATAATGTTCGATGTGACAAAGGCAGACCACGCAGTCAATTTTATTAACTGTCTGAAGCACACCAAGGGTAAGTGGAGAGGTGTTCCGTTTCAGCTTCTCGGATGGCAGGATGAGATAATCCGCACCCTTTTTGGAACGGTAAAGGAAAACGGATACAGGCAGTATAATACCTGCTATTGCGAAATACCAAAGAAAAACGGTAAGTCGGAACTGGCGGCTGCCATTGCATTATATATGACCTGTGGTGACGGAGAGTGGGGAGCGGAAGTGTACGGTTGTGCATCTGACCGACAACAGGCATCCATTGTATTTGATGTTGCGGTGGATATGGTGGATCAGTGTCCGGCACTGAAAAAAAGAATAAAACCCGTGATGTCCGTAAAACGTCTGGTGTATAAGCCGACCAACAGTTTCTATCAGGTGTTGTCGGCAGAAGCGTACACAAAGCACGGTCTGAATGTCCACGCAGTTATTTTTGATGAGTTGCACGCTCAGCCAAATCGTGAACTGTTTGATGTTATGACCAAGGGTTCCGGTGATGCGAGAACACAGCCTCTGTATTTTTTAATTACCACAGCCGGGAATGACAGAAATTCCATCTGTTTTGAACAGCACCAAAAGGCTGTGGATATTTTGGAAGGCAGAAAAATAGACCCTACCTTTTATCCCGTAATATACGGTGCTTCTGATGAGGATGACTGGACGAGTGAGGCAACATGGTATAAAGCCAATCCGTCCCTTGGAGAGACCATTGATATTGAGAAGGTAAGAAATGCCTATATCAGTGCAAGGGAAAATGCTGCAGAAGAAAATATCTTCCGACAGCTTCGTTTGAATCAATGGGTAAAACAGTCTACCCGTTGGATGCAGATGGATAAGTGGGATGCGTGTGCATTCCCCGTTGATGAAGAGGAACTTATCGGAAGGGACTGCTATGGTGGTCTTGACCTTTCAAGCACATCGGATATTACAGCGTTTGTGCTTGTGTTCCCACCAAGGAATGATACGGAAAAATATATCATTCTTCCTTACTGCTGGATACCGGAGGAAAATATGCGACTGCGTGTCAGACGAGACCATGTTCCTTATGATGTCTGGGCGGCAGAAGGGTGCTTGGAAACTACGGAAGGCAATGTGATCCATTATGGATTTATTGAAAAGTTTATAGAGGAACTTGGGGAGAAATACCACATCAAGGAGATTGCATTTGACCGCTGGGGAGCAACGCAGATGGTGCAGGACTTGGAGGGCATGGGATTTACGGTAGTTCCTTTCGGACAGGGATATAAGGATATGAGTCCTCCTACCAAGGAACTGATGAAGCTTACTCTTGAGGAGCGGATTGCCCATGGCGGACACAAGGTACTTCGGTGGATGATGGATAACGTATTTGTCAGACAGGACCCTGCCGGAAACATCAAAATGGATAAGGAAAAATCCACGGAGAAAATCGATGCTGCAGTAGCAACGGTTATGGCACTGGACCGTGCCATCCGTAATCAGGGAAATGAAGGCAGTGTGTACGATGACAGAGGAATTTTAGTGTTTTAGGAGGCGGTTATGATTTTGTTGAGTATATTGGGTGCGCTTTTGATAAGGGAAGCCATCAATCAGACATTGGAGGGATAGCAGATGGGAATTCGTAATTTATTTGGTCTCAAACAGGCAAGGGATAAACCCACGGATACCGTAGGCAGCGGTTATTCATTCATGTTCGGACGAACCACAAGTGGAAAGCCCGTAAATGAAAGAACTGCCATGCAGACTACGGCTGTGTATTCCTGCGTAAGAATATTGGCAGAGGCTTTGGCTTCTTTGCCGATTCATGTGTATGCATATAAAGACGGTGGTGGAAAAGAGAAGGTGTTTGACCATCCGCTTTACACACTTCTTCATGATGAACCAAATCCGGAGATGACTTCATTCGTGTTCAGGGAAACACTGATGAGTCATCTTTTAATTTGGGGAAATGCCTATGCACAGATAGTCAGGGACGGAGCAGGAAGAGTTCTTGGACTGTATCCGCTTCTTCCAAATCAGATGGATGTGGACAGAGATGCCAAAGGAAACCTTGTGTATACCTATTCGAGACAGAGTGACGAGAATCCAAATTTCAAAACCATGGGAGATATCATTCTGCGGAGTGAGGATGTGCTTCACATTCCCGGACTTGGATTTGATGGACTCGTGGGATATTCGCCCATTGCCATGGCTAAAAATGCCGTAGGCATGACGTTAGCCTGTGAGGAATACGGTGCCAGTTTCTTTGCCAACGGTGCAAATCCCGGTGGCGTGCTTGAGCATCCGGGTGTCTTAAAAGACCCGTCCAAGGTAAGGGAATCGTGGAACTCGGTATATAAGGGTGTCACGAATGCCCATAAGGTGGCAGTTCTGGAAGAGGGTATGAAATACCATCAGATAGGAATACCGCCGGAGGAAGCACAGTTTTTGGAAACAAGGAAGTTTCAGATTAACGAGATTGCAAGGCTGTATCGGATACCGCCACATATGGTAGGAGATTTGGAGAAGTCCAGCTTTTCCAATATAGAACAGCAGTCTTTGGAATTTGTAAAGTATACCCTAGACCCTTGGGTAATCCGGTGGGAACAGGCATTGCAGAAGGCGCTTCTTTTGCCGGGAGAAAAGGGGAAATATTTTATTAAGCTGAATGTGGACGGTCTGCTTCGTGGGGACTATGCATCCCGAATGGAAGGGTATGCCACCGGAAGACAGAACGGTTGGTTTTCCACTAACGATATCCGTGAGATGGAGGATATGAATCCTATTTCCGATGAGGAAGGCGGCAACCTCTATTTAATCAACGGTGCGATGTGCAAGCTGGCGGATGCGGGTGTATTTGCCGGAACACAGACGGAGAAAGAGCCGACACAGGAGAGCAGAAAGAGAGGCAAGCGATGAAACGCAAGTTTTGGAATTGGGTAAAAAACGAGGGTGACCACGGTGTGGAACGTATCCTTGTTTTGAATGGCGAGATTTCAGATGAAACTTGGTATGGGGATGAAGTAACTCCCAAGTTATTCAAGGAAGAACTGAATGCCGGAACGGGAGATATTACCGTTTGGATTAACTCGCCCGGTGGAGATGTGTTCGCAGCGGCACAAATCTACAATATGCTCCGGGATTATAAGGGAAGCGTTACGGTTAAGATTGACGGACTGGCTGCATCGGCAGCATCCGTGATTGCAGTAGCCGGAGATACGGTTTTAATGTCTCCCGTAGCAATGATGATGATCCACAATCCGGCTACCCTTGCCATTGGTAACGTGGCCGAGATGGAAAAAGCCATCGGAATGTTAAATGAGGTAAAGGAGAGTATCTTAAATGCCTATGAGGACAAGACGGGGCTTAAGAGAAGCAAGTTATCCAAGATGATGGATGACGAAACTTGGTTTAATGCCAAGAAAGCCGTGGAACTTGGATTTGCCGATAAAATCCTCTTTGCAAAGGAAGAGGACGATGAGGAGGATGATAAAACATCCGCTGTTCCAAGTGAAGGGGAAGAAGGGGAGGATGAGGAAGAGAAACATAAGAATCTGTCCTTACAGGTGGATTCCGTTATGTTTTCCAAGCGTGCGGTGCATGATTCCTTCCTCTCCAAGGTAAAGGTAGAAATGCCTGAAACAAGAGTTCCTATTAACCAGTTAGATAAGAGACTGAGTCTCATAAATCATTAAGGAGGATTTCACTATGAGTAAGATTTTAGAATTAAAGGAAAAAAGAGCAAAGGCATGGGAGGCAGCAAAGAAGTTCCTTGATGCCAAGAGAACGGATGACGGTTTCGTATCCGGGGAAGATGCCGCTACCTATGACCGTATGGAAGCGGATGTGGTTAATCTCGGTAAGGAAATCGAGAGGTTGGAAAGACAGGCGGTAATTGATGCGGAACTTGCCAAGGCAACCGCACAGCCGATTGTGAATCAGCCTTCCGCAAATCCTACGGGAGAGGTAAAAACAGGAAGGGCAACGGATGAATATAAGAGAGCGTTCTGGAACGGTATGAGAAACAAGATGTCTTATGAAGTTCAGAACGCTCTTTCTATTGGTACGGATTCCGAGGGCGGTTATCTTGTGCCGGATGAGTATGAAAGAAAACTCGTGG